AGGAAGAATTGAGTTGGTAGACATCAGAGCCCTGTCTGCATCACATGCGGACAGGGCTAATGGGCAAAACGGGCGGTCAAAAAGAATGAGCAAATTGCGGTCAAAAAGGCCGAGCAGCGACACCAAGGTGCGTGAGATTGCATTTCGTAAAGGATTTATCGAATTAGCCTGCTACCTTACAGAGAACAAAATTGCTTACTTTCGTTTTATCTTGACCGGAGAAGAATAAATAGGATTAAAGTAAAACAACTGAGTGCAGTGCCGGAAACGGTACTGTTTCTCGTATAGATAGATTTTGTAGACTTGGTTAACATCAGGTCTTTTTTTATGCCATCAGAAAGGAGGCGGCGGCAATACGGAAACTAAAGAAATACACCCCGACAAAGTTCAAAGCCGAGGATTCAATCTACAGCGAGACTGCCGCCGACTATGCTGTTGCCTTTATACAAGCACTCAATCATACAAAGGGAACATGGTCTGGGAAGCCTTTTGATCTTATTGACTGGCAGGAGCAGATTGTACGGGACTTGTTTGGAATCTTAAAGCCGAATGGGTATAGGCAATTTAATACTGCTTATGTAGAAATACCAAAGAAGCAAGGTAAATCTGAGCTTGCAGCAGCTATTGCCCTACTTCTCACCTGTGGTGACAATGAACAGCGGGCTGAAGTTTATGGCTGTGCTGCAGATAGGAATCAGGCATCCATTGTTTTCAACGTAGCAGCGGATATGGTTCGGATGTGTCCGGCCCTTAATAAAAGAGTTAAAATCCTCGACTCTATGAAGCGGTTAATTTATAAGCCAACAAGTAGCGTTTATCAAGTACTATCTGCTGATGTTAGCAATAAACATGGTTTTAATACTCACGGTGTGGTTTTTGATGAGCTCCACACTCAGCCTAATAGAAAACTTTACGATGTTATGACCAAAGGTAGCGGAGATGCAAGAATGCAGCCGCTATATTTTTTGATAACTACTGCAGGCGATAACCAGAACAGCATATGCTGGGAGGTGCACCAAAAGGCCCTCGATATTATAAAGGGCAGAAAGCATGATCCTACCTTCTATCCTGTTATTTATGGCGCTGACCCCGACGAGGATTGGACTGATCCGAAAGTGTGGAGGAAGGCAAATCCCTCTCTTGGAATCACGGTCGGCATTGATAAAGTAAAAGCTGCCTGTGAAAGTGCAAAACAGAACCCAGCTGAAGAAAACAGTTTCAGACAACTTCGTCTGAATCAGTGGGTAAAACAATCTGTACGCTGGATGCCAATGGATAAATGGGATAAATGTGCATTCGATGTTGACCCGGATGCATTAAAAGGACGGATTTGTTATGGCGGTCTTGACCTTTCGAGTAGTACGGACATTACGGCTTTTGTTCTTGTATTCCCACCAGCTGATGAAGATGATAAGTACAGCATTATGCCATTTTTCTGGATACCTGAGGATAACCTTGATTTACGCGTGAGAAGAGATCATGTTAATTATGACCTATGGAAGAAGCAAGGATTCCTAGAAACCACTGAGGGTAATGTGGTGCATTACGGTTTTATCGAAGCCTTTATTGAGGAACTTGGCATGAAATACAATATTAAAGAAATTGCCTTTGACCGTTGGGGCGCTGTACAGATGGTGCAAAACCTTGAGGGTCTTGGCTTTACTGTAGTTCCTTTTGGACAAGGTTTTAAGGACATGAGCCCACCTACCAAGGAACTAATGAAGCTTACTCTGGAGCAGAAAATAGCCCATGGTGGGCATCCGGTACTACGCTGGATGATGGATAACATTTTTATTCGAACTGACCCTGCAGGTAACATTAAGCCTGACAAAGAAAAATCAACTGAGAGAATTGATGGCGCTGTGGCCACTATTATGGCTCTTGATAGGGCGATAAGAAATGGTGTCAGTAGTGGAACGAGCGTTTATGATGAAAGAGGAATATTGATTATTTAACTTAATAGGTTTTATTGTATAATAAGGTTAGCTGAATGGATTATTATGGATAACTAAATTTATATTCAATGCTTTGATAAACAGAATTTTGATAAGTTGGAGGAAAAACATATGAAATGTGCTAATTGTGGTAATGAGAACCCCAAAACACTATTTGATGAAGGTGATACATTTTATTGCTCAGTATGTTGCCATAGGACACAAACGGCCACTGGACAGGATGATTTGATTACATGCCCATATTGTGGAAGATTAAGGGACCGAAAAGCAATTCTATGTATGTGGTGCAACAATCCTATTGAACAAGCTACTCCACCAACGAAAGAAGAATATGAAGAACTGGATGAAATTCTGACAGAATTCGAGGAAAATATGGATGAGTCAAATATTCGATATTGGAGATTGAGAGGTAAAAAGAAACAATAAATATTCAATTTATAAAAACTAAAAATACATAGCATCTATCGAAAGATGGATGCTTTTTTATGCCCATTTTTGAGGAGGTGGTTTATATAAATCCATTCAAGAGACTCTTTCGCTCACGAGACAAGCCTAAGAATAGTTTAAGCAGAGGTCGATATAATTTTCTTTTTGGTGGCACTACTAGCGGCAAAACGGTAAACGAGCGAACAGCCATGCAGACCACAGCAGTATATGCTTGTGTGAGGATATTGGCCGAAGCAATCGCTGGATTGCCTTTACACGTTTACCGCTACCGCCTGGACGGTGGAAAAGAACGAATTGCACAGCATCCTTTGTACTACCTCCTCCATAACGAGCCTAACCCAGAGATGACTTCATTTGTGTTTAGAGAAACACTTATGAGTCATCTTTTGCTTTGGGGAAATGCTTACGCGCAAATTATCCGAAATGGCCGTGGTCAGGCTATTGCCCTCTATCCCCTGCTCCCTAACAAGATGGAAGTCAGCCGCGCTCAAAATGGGCAGCTGGTCTACACCTATTACCGTGATGTTGATGAAAGCAGTCTAAAGCCGAAAGGCGGGTATGTCAACCTCCGTAAGGACGAGGTGCTTCATATACCCGGTCTGGGCTTTGATGGACTTATTGGTTACAGTCCAATAGCAATGGCCAAGAACGCAATCGGTATGTCGCTTGCCACTGAAGAATACGGTGCGACATTTTTTGCAAATGGAGCAAACCCCGGTGGCGTATTGGAACACCCCGGTGTAATCAAGGATATCCAGCGGGTCAAAGATAGCTGGAACACTGCCTATCAAGGAAGTGGTAACGCACACAAAGTTGCCGTACTGGAAGAAGGAATGAAATTTCAGCCCATTGGTATCCCACCAGAGCAGGCACAATTCCTTGAGACACGGAAGTTTCAGATTAACGAAATTGCACGTATCTTCCGTGTGCCGCCACACATGGTGGGTGACCTCGAAAAATCAAGTTTTTCAAACATCGAACAACAATCATTAGAGTTCGTAAAATACACTCTCGACCCGTGGGTAGTTCGATGGGAGCAGAGCCTTCAACAATCGCTGCTCTTGCCTTCCGAGAAAGCATCTATATTCATCAAGTTTAACGTGGATGGTCTGCTTCGTGGTGACTATCAGAGCCGAATGAACGGATATTCTGTTGCTCGGCAGAACGGTTGGATGTCTGCTAATGACATCCGTGAACTGGAGGATATGAACCGTATCCCTGCCGAGGAAGGTGGCGATTTATATCTTGTCAACGGCAATATGCTCCCTCTCTCACAGGCAGGCAATTTCTATGAAAGGAGGAAACAATGAGTAAGAGTGTATACTTAAGCCCTTCTATTCAGGAAGGGAATATTGGCTACGGTGATTATGGCACAGAAGAGAAAAGAATGAACGAAGTGTGCGATGTAACTCAAAAGCACTTATTCAGGCATGGGCTTACTGTTTTTAGGAACAGGCCGGATATGACTTTAAAGCAGGTTGTAGCAGACAGTAATGCCAAAGATCCGACAATACATTTTGCGATCCATAGTAATGCTTTTAATGGAAAAGTTCGAGGTAGTGAGATTTATTGTCATCGATTTGGTGGCGAAGGAGAACGGCTTGCAAGGCTTGTCTATGATGAATTAGAGTCCATCACACCAACCAAAGGGCGTGGAGTAAAAGAAGGAAAGGATCACTTCGGTCCAGGTAAACCTCTATATGAACTTTCTGCTACTGTTGCTCCTGCTGCTTTAATAGAAGTGGCCTTCCATGATCAGCCGGATGATGCAAAATGGATATTAGAGAACATTGAACCAATAGGCATAGCCATAGCCAAGGGAATATTAAAATATTTTGATATTGAATGGATTGATGATAGAAGTGAGCTTGAAAAAGCTGTAGATATACTAGCTGAAACAGGTTTTATACTATCTCCACAGTATTGGAAAGATAATGCCGTTCCAGGAGGAGCGATCAATGGTGCATATGCAGGGCTTCTT